CTGAATGGGATACAGAATATGGTGCTGATGTAGGTACACCAGTAGCAGAAGAAAGAGTTAACGAACTTTTTGAAAAAGATTTAGCTACTACCATTAGTGAATGTAAACTTATTTACCATGACTTTGATGTGTTACCAGTTAAGGTACAACATATCGTTGCGAATATGTTGTATAATATGGGTCGTCCTCGTTTAAGTCGTTTTCACAAAATGAAAAAAGCTGTGGATAATCGTGACTGGCATGAAGCTGCACTACAAATGCAGGACTCTAAGTGGTATAATCAAGTGCCTAACAGGGCAGATAGGCTTGTTCAAGAAATGAAAACTGTCAGTGAATAAAGGATATTCTAGGGTACAATCATACTAGAGGGAGTGTTTACCCCCTCTGTATGGCTCTTATATCAAGCCTTTTTTTGCAAAGAATACATTACAAGCTGACTTCTACCTGCATTTCCCTTTCGAGTGTCACCATTACGATATATCAAACCTTTTCTTTCAAGACTTGCATATCTTGGTGTGATACTCCCCTCTCTTACATTGCCTATGTGTGGTAAAGTTTCCCATACGTCATCATGTATTGCACCTCTTTCTCCGTGAGCAGTGATTGCATCAAGGACAACTCTTTCAAGTCTATTGGTGTTTACTTTTTCGGCAGCTTCCCATGACGTTTTAGGATCATGGGTTCTTGCCATTGCTTCACTAGAATGGTACTTCGTCATTGATTTCCTCCTCATCATTGTTGACTGTGTAAGAATCTTCACCTACTCGTGGTGTCTTGTCACCTATCCGTGCAGACAAGAACTTGGTATTGCCATCTTTGGATACAGTTTTCCAACAAGCAATCCTGCGACTGTCTTGATTGGGCAGTGTCACTGGACCACTGAAGTCTGGTGACTTCTCATTCTGAGACTTGTCGTTCTCGTACATAGTACCGACCTTTGCATAGACATCTCGTGCAGTACCACCATCAGGTAGTGAGGCTTTGACAATGACAATCCTATGCTCTGTGCCATTACTGTCTAGCTTCCCTTGCACAAGCAGACTTTCATCTGCTCGTGGTTTGAAGAAACTGCCTCTGTCTGTGTTATCATAATCCATCATCTTGTCCTTTCATTCTTGGTTTTGATGTAGTTATTGTAGGTTGACTTGCGACATTACCATCATCATCTTCTGAAGGTAATCCGTACACACTCTGCAAAGTATATCTTTTGTAGTATGTGATAGCTGATCCAATCTTCTGTGGATTCTCCATGTTTGCTTGTGCCAACATGATAGGTAGCTTTGACTCAATGACAGTATCATCATGCTCGTGCATAACTTTGGTTGATACAACTGGTATTACACTGTTGCCACCATTGATGTCTGACACATATTCATATGTCATTTCTTGGGTAAAGAACAAACCAAACTGATTGCCTTGCTTTACTGCTTCTATAACTGACTCTAGTGTAGAGTAGTTACTTCTGAAGTGTGGGTTCTTACCATCTTTCTTTGCAGTGACAGCAAGTTTTTGGAACTCAAGAAGTGCAGTCTTTATTGTGTGCTTCTTGACAGTCCATACTTTACTAGGCTCTGCTTTTTTGGTATTAGTTTTAGTATCTGTCATGTGTAACCTCCATTATACAGATAGTTGAAGGGGTGAGTTGGGTCTACTCACCCTTTCTTTGTTATGCGAATTGACCCTCGTTTATCTCGCTTGATTGACAGAACATCATTGTAGATCTCTGCTTCATCAGGCTTGATCTCTTCTTTGAGCATCTTCTTGGCTATATCAAACTTTTTTGCATAAAGTTCGTTATCAAGATATGCTTCGGTAGCTGTTGTAAATGAGTTGCTTTTGGATACATCTCGTTTTGTTTTACCATTGATAGGTATCTTGTCTGTCATAAGTTTGTCTACCACAGTAGCAACATCATCAGGTTCATTACCATGCACTACACAATCCCAAAACATTTTGATCTGTGATAGCATTTGATCTTGGTAATCAGCACTAGCATCAACAACTACTGCATCATATCTGTTACCAAATATTACAGATAGTAGTCCTTGCTTTGCACCTGATAGATACATATAAAACTGAATCTGTGGCATATAGAAATCAATCATATGCTCCATAGTATTCATACTGTGTGTGTGTTTACATTCAATAAGTACATTGTTGGGATAGTCATATCCATCAAGTGTACCTTGTAGGTTTATGCTGCCATATTGTTTCTTGAATGGCACTTGATTAGAAAACCCATAATCAAATTGTTCTTGTGACCATTGCATATTGAATGATTCTGTTTGTGATCCAAGCTGTACATTGAACTCACGAGACAAATCTTTGCGACCGATCTGACCCATCTTGATCTTGTATAACTCGTTCCATCTTCCTTGCATCAAAGATACCATGTCGCTACCTCTGATAAAGTCCTCACGCATAGGTGAGTGTCGTATATCTAGTGTCATTGAAACCTCCATTTCTGCTATCAGCATACACTATTTATTTAATTATATCAAGTATTTAAGTTAAAAAGTAGGCTTCGTTGTATGTCAAGTAAACACCTACTTTTTAACTATCTATATAGCTTCCGTTTCAGGATACGAAAGACCTTACTTGACTTAAAGCTATATAGAATTTCGTTACATATAATTCCTATTTGTTGCAGTCATACCTGCAGGTTGTAGATTATCTTTCCTATCAGGATAGAATAATAAATGCTGATAATAACTGTGATAGCTATTTATCTTTACATAACCTGCACGATCTATTTCATCTAGTTCTTGTGGCACATCTTCGAATCTATCTTCCATTTGCTTTCTCCTTTGTGTGTAAATAATAAGTTTGATGTTCTTTCTCATCACCAACATATACATATTGGAAGTTAAATGATTGTCCAAACTCATAGCCTTGCTTGTAATATGCAGATGATTTTTTATTCATATCCATTTCTTCCTGCAGTAAGCCATCAGCTACACCATCTTTAAAGAATGATAAGTAACCTCTACGTTTTATTTCTCTAGGATTTTCCATACTTTGGTTTACTCCTTACTAGTGCTTGTGCTAAGTCATAAATCATATGATCCATTTCCCAACATGTAATATTATTTTCTTCACATTTAGTTTGAAAGGTATCTACTTTCATATTTGCAACTTTCTTTAAAGCTATTTGCAAATCCCAACGTTCTTTATAACTCATCTTTCTTCCTCCTTTTCATCATTATAAAACACAACGATAGAATGTATCCTATCACTGTTAGGGTGATCGCCATTTCTTCTGCTCATTATTTTTTCATAATCAGACTTGTCTGCATATGCCCAGTTAGTGTGACCTAGTATTTCATCACAGCAATCATCTATTACATCTGCTACATATCTACTCATTACTTATCTCCTATTGATGCAATTAGTTTACTTGATATCAACTCCACCAGTGACTTACGATAGTATAGCTTTGGCTCTACATATTGATAGATCTCTGCCAGTGATGGGAAGAACTTACTGTTGAGACATATCTTGTGACACGCATCACGCAATATATCTGCAGGTATGTGACTGAGTTTAGTAGCATAGACCTTTGCCTTGAGTGCCATGTCTCTCTCGGTCAATGCTGATTGTTTAGCAGTACATACCATGACTTCCATGATCCAGTCTTGAATATCTTTAGGGTCAGCTACAGTCATAGCTTCTTGCATTGTCTTGATGAGCAATGGTTTTTGGACCACCATGATCTTAGCCATGTCTGATATGGTAGGCATCTCCCATCTGAAGAATACAAACGAACTGTTGACTCGTTCATTTATCCTGCAGTTCAGAGTAGACTCTAGCATAGAATGAATCTTCTTTGTGTATCCGTTTGGATCTGTACCCCACTGCTGAACGAGAGTTTTTGCGATTGGTTTGTTTGTCACACCATTTGCAATATTCCTGATCCCAGTCTCCTCTACGATACTGGTTGCCAATGTAGAAATGTTTGAAGTATTTAGTTTCTCTGTCATGGTTAACCTCCTTGTATTTGTCCATGATTGCTTGGCTTGGTTGCCAATCCTTAGATAGTTGGTTCATTGTATTTGCTCCAGTACTCATTCCATATGTCTGTCGCAATAGCATTGCACCAGTCTTTGTCTGACTGATAGATGGGTTTCATTTTATAGTTGATGTATCGCTTTACTTGTGACACATCTTCTGCTTGTTCTAGTTGCTGCTCAAGACCATCAAGTTGTATTACTTGATCGTAGTAATCTTGCCATAGTTTTTTGTATTTGTTCATGACTGTCCTCCTTGTTTCATAGCCATTGATAGTCGCATCTCTGTTAATCTTGCAGGTGTAACAATAGATTCGTTACATGATTTGCAACACCAACCATCTTCAGATATTGGTGATGGATTATGACCACCATGATAATATATGTCACCATTTTTATCACGATCAGGTTCAATATCTTTGTGGCAGATACAACAAATTAAATTATAATTCATTTAATAATCTCCTTAAATATTTTATCTGGAATGATAGCAACCCATCTTGGTTCTCCAGTCTTACGTTTATACATTGCAATATCTTTTCCTTGTAACACCTTGAATACACTAGGAAATTTATCTACTGCTCTGTATTTTATTTCGACAACATACTCTACTCCTTTGATTACAAGTTTGATGTCACCAGTATGTTCACCTCCCAGACTACCTGAGAGGGGAACTTTTTTTACTGGTAACTTCCATGAGGTGAATAGTTTTACAAACCAATTCTCATGATAGTTACCTTTGATTTTACTTTTACTTGCCATTTGATACTTCTATCTTTACTAGGTTAGCTTCAAGTATAATTATCTTTTCATTGATTTCTTTTCTTAATTTCATCAATGCTTTGATCTGCCCATACAAATTAGATTTATTACAAGCATCATCAATTATATTTGCTACTGCTTCATTCATTTTACTTTCCTTTCTTGTATATATTTTTCTAGTTTTATTTGAAAAATCTTTTCTGATTCTCTAAATTTATGTCCACATTCACCACATTGAGCATCTTTAAATGGACCCCAATATTCTGTGCCACATTCAGGACAAATTAATTCTTTAGCCATTAGAACTCTCCATCATCATGTGAAATTGTAAGGTAAACTTGCAATGCTTCACACCAACAAAGCAAGTTAAATAGTTTGGGTTCAACAAGTTTACGTTCCCATTGTCCAAACAACTTAGTGTTTATACCAATGTCTATAGCTAATTTTTCCTGCGATATCTTTCGTTCTTGCCGCAGTAATACTAGCTTGTCTATCAGTGACACATATTGATATCGTACTGTATTTTTCATAGCTTAAGTGTAGCTACGCACTAAGGAGATAATGCGTAGCTACTACCCAACCAACTAGGGTTCAGTTAAAGCTATGTTTGATCTGACTATCCATCATATCATTGAGGATATCAGATGCTTCTTTGCCTTGCCAATCTTTGGGTGCATTTTGTTTCTCCCATATCTTGATTGTCTTGGCAGTCATCATGTTGATCCATACTTCAGGGTGGTAGTTGCCATATGGTTTGGCAACATCACACATATGATCGTACATTTCTCTGAAGTCTTGTGGTGTACCAATTCTAGCATAGGCTTGGCACATTTTTAGTTCTGATGTAGTGTAGTTGATGTCCATTATAACCTCCATTAATTGAACATTGAGTCTGACTTAGACATATATGATAGCATCTTACTATTACGTTCTACAATAGTTTTGTTGGTGCTACTGACATTTACTGGGTGAGATATCCAATGTGTTACTGCATTGTATAATGCCCATTTGTTGCTACCAATTTGATTTTCGTATTTACCCCAAAGGCTTAGTAAGTTTACATACTGAGTTTCGTTACGATACCTGCCATCAATGGTTGGCTTTGGTGTCCAAGTAAGTTTTGAAAACAATTTATCTGCATCATCATCTGTTACTTTAGTATTGTACCATTCACGAAAGCGAGGCTCATTACTACGAAACAAATCTACTGAGTGTTTGATATGATCAAAGTTGTAGTTGAATATACCATTGTGTTTCTGTCTGTAGTTGGCAATCTTATCAGGTGTAGTGCAACCATTCATGCACCACAGACGTAGACCATCAGCTTGTATCATCACGGACCAAACACCATTGTATGAATTACGAAGTACAATTTGAAATGCAATGTAGTCTTGCATTGCAGGATCATCAAAGCAAATCTCTTTGAAGATAAGTTTTGCCTCCATCATTGCACCATTGTCAATCATGTTGATCTGTGTGATGTATGGTGTTTTCATACTATCAGCTATATCAATGACTGGTTCAAGTACTGCAGCATGAGTGACTGGTCGGTATGATTTGGAATGATCGCCAAGATACTCTTCTGTATCTGATCTGATAATCATGACACGATTGTCACAGTCAATCATCTTGTCATCACACATACCTTTCATTGGTATTGTTTCGATAGGAAAGTTATACTCTGCAGGTTTGTCGATTAGTTTTGCTAGTTGGGTCATATGATTCATAGTGTCCTCCTTGAATCAGTTAGGGTTAAAAGCTACAAGTGCAAATACAAATGTAGCAAACATTAATATACAAAAGATTATGTATATTAAATAGATTATAAAGAAGTTACTCATCATTTCTTTATACTTTTTCTTGTGTTGGCAAGACCATGTTGGAATGTTGCCAAGCTAATTGTGTATGCAACAATGAAGTTGAATACATATGGATCAGCACCAGACCATTCATAAGCATATATGATTGATAGTATAGTGCCAACTGTTCCTAGTATTATACATGAAATGTAAATCATTTTGATTCTCCAATTTAAAGTTACAATTTAAAACGATCATATAATTATCTGCGACACGGCTATTACACGATCAGGTTGACGTTGTTCCATTAGAACTCAAGGGTGGGTGGGTGGGTCTAATAGAACTGAGTATAGAGTGCATAGTGTGAAGTATATTATAGAAATGTATATAGAAAGTTGCGTTTGGTTACTTATAAAAGTAACTCGGTTTGGTTCTTTGGCGAGTCAAAGAACAGAAAAAAACCTCTATAGAAATAAATCTATAGAGGTTATAAAAGTTATTTAGATAATCTTTCTTTCATTTGTTTCATAATATCTGATGTTGCAGTTGTAGAAACTTTGTTTGTTTGAGACTCTTTATAATCTGCAAACCATTTTTGACCAAAGTCTTTAGTATGTTTGCCATCATTCCAAGTCCAACCAGTATAGATGTTAAACATTGAAACCATCATATCATATAAGAATAAACCATTATGTAAAGATGCTTCAGCTTTGATTATATTGTTAGGTTTTACATCTTCTGATGAATTTTCAATAACTTGTCTTTCAACAAAGTTCTTATCTAATTCATCAAGATATTTAGTTTTAGATGTAAGAGACCAAGCAAGTTGATTAAGTACACCACCTATAAGATATACTGCATCTTTGTTCCAATATGGATTGGTTTCACCTGACATTTTCTTTTTCTGTTCGATTGGTTCGAATTGTCTAAGATCAAGATGTTCTAGTACTTCCATTGTGATTTTGTTAATAACTTCGTTTGAGTTTTTCTTTGTAGTCATGTCTTTCTCCTAATTTATTGGTTGATGATGAAAGGGTTGTATCGCATATCGTAAGACGCAAAAGTCAAACAAACTCAGGTGCTAGGTTTACTTAGGACTTGGCATGGCAGATCAGACCTTGCCCCAACATAGGTCTGCCATACCCAAGTTCTTAGGAAACATTGTCCACTTCCTTAGTTTGTTTGAAGAATAGCCTGAGCAACCACAACACATTCGATATGCTTTTGTGGCTGATATGCGAAACAAGACTGCATCAACCAAGAAATTAGACGAGAAAGATATGACGTCTCGACAAAGAAAAAGTCAAATGAAGTTATGTTTGTGTTGTGTGTACTGTGTGTATGTCTTTGATATCATTGAGGAATTGAAATGCCCTTGACAAGCATTTGAATAGGGGTTTATAAAGGGGGGTAAGGGGGGATCTCTTGTTAACACAGAATAGAATTACAAAGAAACAGAAGCTATTAGTTGATACGATCGTAGCAAGTGGTTGTAGTGTAACTAAAGCTAGTGCCATAGCAGGATACGCAAAAGGTGAATCAGGAAGAGTGACAGCTAGTAAGACTTTGCGATTGCCTCATATCCAAGAGTATATGCAACAAAGGGTTAGAGAAAGTATAGGATTGAATGCTACGAAAGCATCTAATAAGATGTTACAGCTAAGCAGTAGTGCTAAGAGTGAGTATGTTCAGCTTGAAGCTAGTAAAGACATACTAGATAGGGCAGGGTATAAGCCTATAGAGAAGTCCATGAACTTAGTGACTGGTAATATAAATGTAAGTATAGACTTGACATAGATTGATGGGTAGAGCTACAGATAGATATGCAAAGTATGATATACTAGGGGTGGGGGTAAAAATGTGTGCAAGTACTACTACAACACGACCCACACAAACATTAATAGCTGAAAAGGTACGTTATGGCTAAGACACCTGCATGGACAAGAAAAGCTGGGAAGAATCCTAAGGGTGGATTAAATGCAAAGGGTCGTGCCTCATATAAGGGTGGCACATTGAAAGCACCAGTTAAGAGTGGTGACAATCCTAGACGAGCTTCTTTTTTGGCTCGTATGGCAGGAATGAGAGGTCCAGAGAAAGATGCTAAAGGCAAACCTACTAGATTATTATTATCGCTTCGTGCATGGGGTGCTTCGAGTAAAGCAGATGCTCGTGCAAAGGCTAGAGCAATATCGAAACGAAACAAAGCAAAGAAAAAGGCTTGACGAGACTAAAAGAAAAGTTGAAGTATTAAGGAAACAACTTAAAGAAAGGAAAGCTAAAATGCCAATGGGTAAAGGAACATATGGAACTACTAAGGGTAGACCACCAAAGAAGAAGATGACTGCAAAGCAAAAGACATTACCTGCTTCTTTACAGAAAAAAATTATGGCATCTAAGAAGAAGAAGTAGATGGCAGTTAATGCAGCAGGTAATTACACTAAGCCTACAATGAGAAAGGCTTTGTTTAATAGGATCAAAGCGAGTAACAAAGGAGGCAGATCAGGACAATGGTCTGCTCGTAAGGCACAGATGTTAGCCAAACAATATAAGGCTAAAGGTGGTGGTTATAGATAATGGCACTTGCTAAATCACAAAGGTCGCTTCGTGCTTGGACAAGACAAAAGTGGAGAACGAAATCAGGTAAACCTAGTACACAAGGGTCAAAGGCAACTGGCGAACGTTATCTACCTGAAAAAGCAATTAAGGCTTTATCTTCCAGTGAATACTCCAAGACTACGGCTCTTAAACGCAAAGCAATTAGAGCAGGTAAACAAGTATCTAAACAGCCCAAAAAGATTGCAAGAAAAACGAAAAGCTATCGATCTTATTCATAGGTTAAAAGAATGATTAATATATATTTCGAACTATTTAGATTTTTTAATAAGATAGGTAATTATTTTTATAATAAATACTGTAGGGCATTACACAGCAAACAAGTGAGTCGCAAAACAAGAGTTGTTAAATGACATTCTTACATACTTTAAAGGTTGAAGAAAGACGAATACTTCGTGAAGTTGTAAAGCGAGTTCACCTGAAACATCACCCTGAACAATTCTGTACTGATAGGGAAGCCGACAAAGTAATAGCTGTCATTGGTCCTGAGACTGTAGATACTCTTTTGAGAGTCGGAGTTAATACCAAAATTGATACAGTTTAAATACAAACCTGATGGTCAAGTCATAAAAGACTTTATGAAAGACAATACATTTTTTCGTGGCATCAGAGGTCCAGTTGGTAGTGGCAAGTCTGTTGCTTGTAGTATAGAAATATTTAGAAGAGCCTTAATGCAAGAGCCTGATAAGAATGGCAGAAGAAAAAGCAGGTGGGCGATTATCAGAAACACTAACCCACAACTCCGTACCACAACGATTAAGACTTGGCTTGACTGGTTTCCTGAGAATGAATGGGGAAAGTTTATGTGGTCAGTTCCCTATACACATATGATAACAGCAGGTGACTTGGAGATGGAAGTTATATTCCTTGCACTTGACAGACCTGAAGATGTTAAAAAATTACTTTCGTTAGAACTTACTGGTGTATGGGTCAACGAAGCTAGGGAAATACCTAAGTCAATTATTGATGCTTGTACTATGAGAGTTGGCAGATATCCTAGTGTTAAAGATGGTGGTGCATCTTGGAGTGGTGTTATCTGTGATACTAACAGTCCTGAAGAAGATCACTGGTGGTCTATTATGAGTGGCGAAGTTCCAGTTCCAGACCATATAACTTTGGAAGAAAGTCGTATGTTAATTAAGCCTGATAACTGGCAGTTCTTTACACAACCTAGTGGTATGCTTGAAGAAAAAGATGAAGATGGTTCTGTCACTGGATACAAGCCAAACAAAAATGCAGAGAACAGACATAATATATTAGAGTCATACTATCCTAACTTGGTACAAGGAAAGACTAAGAGTTGGATAGATGTTTATGTAATGAATAGGCTTGGTAGTATCCAAGATGGTAAGCCAGTTTATAATATGTTTGTTGCCGATACCCATGTTGCAAAAGAAGAAATACCAGTAGCAGATGGTGTTCCAGTATATATTGGATTGGACTTTGGACTTACTCCTGCTGCAGTCTTTGGTCAAAAGGTTAGAGGCAGATGGAATATACTACAAGAGATTGTAGCTTTTGATATGGGTATTGTTAGGTTTGCAGAATTGTTAAGAGCAGAAATAGCAACACGATATGCAAACTGTGAGGTGCATATCTATGGTGATCCTGCAGGAGACTTTAGATCGCAGACAGATGAATCTACACCTTTTCAGGTTTTAAGAGGTGCAGGATTGAGTGCCAGACCTACAATGAGCAATGATGTTGCCTTAAGAATTGAATCTGTGGCATCTGTACTAAATAGAATGGTTGATGGGTTATCAGGAATTTTGATTGACTTTAGGTGCAAAGAATTGGTAAAAGGGTTTGAGGGTGGTTATCAATATAGACGTATGCAGGTTTCAGGTGAACGATATGAAGATAAACCTCTCAAAGACCGATACTCACATATCCATGATGCTTTGCAGTATTTGATGTTGGGGTCAGGCGAGGGAAGGCAGGTACTAGGCATGAATAAAAAGATTGAAACTTTTAATGCTAGAGTAGAGTATGATGTCTTTAATCGTAGACCAAAGCAACAAAAGAGGCAGGGTCTATGGGCAAGAATGTAAGGAGAAGCTATGTGTTTACCAAGTGGTAGAAGTTCTCCTCCTCCTCCAACTAAAGAGGAGAAGGAAGAAGAAATGGAAAGAGAAGCAGTAAAAGAAATTGAAACTGAAAAGAGAGCAGATGCTCGACAAGATGTGCTTGAAGAAAATATCTCTCGAAAAAGAAAAGGTAGTGGTAGACGATCTTTGCTAAGAGGTTCAGGTGGTGGCATAGGTTTCTACAACGAATACGATAACTAATGCACGAAAAAACTGTAAGTCAAATGTTGCAAAGATATGAGAAAGCTCTTTCTGTAAGGTTAGAGTTTGAAGATCTTTATGATGAAATCTTTGAGTATTGTTTGCCACAACGTCAGGGTTTTAAAAACTATTCGGCAGGTGAAAGACGAGATGACAAGATCTTTGATGAGACTGCAGTTGTAGGTATTCAAGAGTTTGCATCAAGACTTCAGTCAGGATTGACACCTAACTTTGCAAGATGGGCAGACTTTGTTACTGGTCAGGAAGTTCCTGAAGAAGAAAAAGATGATATCAATAATGCACTTGATGGTGTCACTGATTATGTATTTGAGATATTGCAGACATCAAACTTTGCTCAAGAGATACATGAATGCTTTATAGACTTGGCACTAGGTACTGCAGTCCTTTGTGTTATGGAAGGTGATGCAGTTAATCCCATTAGGTTTCAATCAATCCCATTGCCTCATGTAGTTTTAGATACTGGACCTGATGGCAAGGTCGATCATGTATATCGTGAACGTATGTTAAAGAATGAAGATATACCAGTTGCCTATCCTAATGCAGTCTTGACTCCACAGATGGCAGATAGAATAACTAGAAATCCTGAAAGTAAAACTAAGATACTTGAGGTATCATGTAGATTATATGATGATCCTAATGTTGAAAAGTATGGATACTATGTCATAGATGTAGCAGATAAAGTTATGATAATGACTGAGATCTATACTGGTGTAGGATCAAATCCATTTATTGCATTTAGATGGAGCAAGGCAAGTGGCGAAGTATATGGCAGAGGTCCTGCATTAAATGCTCTTAGTGCAATCAAAACTTGTAACCTTACTATAGAAATGATTTTAGAAAATGCACAGATGTCTATATCAGGTATCTATCAGATTGATGATGATGGTGTAATTAATGTTGATACAATCAACCTAGTCCCCGGCACAGTGATTCCTAAAGCACCAAACTCACAAGGGTTGCAACCAATAAGATCAGCAGGATCATTTGATGTGGCTAACCTTATTTTAAATGATATGAGAAATAATATAAAGAGAGCTTTGTATAATGATATGTTAGGTGATCCCAACAGAACACCTGCATCAGCTACCGAAGTTGCAGAACGTATGGCAGATCTGTCTCGTAAGATAGGATCAGCATTTGGCAGACTGCAATCTGAGATGGTGCAACCATTATTACAAAGAGTTGTCTATATATTACAGAAGCAGGGTCGGATAGAAATGCCGACAGTTAATGGTAGAGAAGTAAAGATTCGTAGTGTTTCTCCCCTAGCACAAGCACAATCCAATCAGGATATTGTGTCACTGAATAGATTTCTACAAACTGTGGCAGGATCATTCGGTCCTGAGATTTTAAATATATTAATATCTTCAGAAGAAACTGCATTGTATCTAGCCAAAAAGTTTGGTGTACCTGATAACTTAATAAGAGATGCAGATGAAAGACAGCAGTTAGTACAGATGGCACAGCAAGTACAACAGATGCAACAACAAGGAGAGTTACCAAATGCCTCAACACTTGGGGGTTGATGGATACCCTAGATCCAAAGAACAAGACGAACAAATTTCAAAAGTAATAGAATCAGTATTCAAAACTCCTAATGGCAAGGAGATGTTACAGTATTTAAAGTCAGTTACTATCGAAGCAATTAGTGGTGCTAATATATCTGATGCAGAACTTAGACACCTAGAAGGGCAAAGATATTTAGTGGCTTTAATAGTCAAGAGAATCAATCATGCAATGAGGTTAAAACAATGAGTGAAGAACAAGTTACACCAACAGAATCTGCTACAGATACCCCAACAGAAACTACTGCACCTCCAAGTGTTACTGAGTCTGTAGCAGAACCAACAAGACCTGAAGGACTACCTGAGAAGTTTAATACTTGGGAAGATATGGCTAAGTCATATTCTGAGATGGAGTCTTGGAAAGGTAAAAAGACTGAGGATATAAAAGCAGAAGTCTTGCAAGAACTAGAGACAGAAGCCTACTCTAACAGACCTGCAAGTTCAGGTGACTATCAAATACCTGAAGTATTAGATGAGGGTGAAGCTGCAACTAATCCACTTCTTAAATGGTGGGCAGATTATTCTTGGGAGAATGGCTTATCACAAGATGAGTTTAATGAGGGAATAACTAAATGGGCAGAGCATACTGGATCAAATCAACCTGACCTTGAAGCTGTAAAGAAAAGTCTAGGTGACAATGCTAACCTAAGAGTAGAAGCTACACAGTTATTTGTGCAGAAGTTTTTTCCTGAAGAGTTGCAAGATGCAGTTGCAGAACTGGGATCAACAGCAGAGGGAATCAAAGCATTAGAACTAATACAAAGATCAATGCAACAAACTAATGTTAATCCACAAGCCACTGCACCTGCTAAAACAACTATTGAAGATCTTATGACTAAGATGAAAGATCCTAGATACTATGATCCTACAAGAAGAGATAGGGCATTTGTTCAAGAAGTGACAGATGGCTTTAAGAGAATTTAAAGGCGAGGGTATCTATGATGGATACCCAATCGTCAAAGCCAAAGTAAGTCATGTAGATTACCTGCAAAATAACTTAAGAGATGCAGATGTTAGGGAGTGCATTATACATGGTGCTACTCCTTTTCGTGCATTGATGGCAGGTATTAGAGAACCAAATGGCGAAAGTTATACTGTAATGGTAGACAAAAAACCTGCTTTAATGTTTGGTTGCAACCCAATATACAGTAATATGATAGGTAAAATATGGGCATTAGGCACATATGATATTGAAAAAATACAAAGAAAGTTTTTAAAATGGTGCAATCCAGTAGTGGATTACTACCAAAAACAATATTATCAACTAGAAAATGTAGTACCTGCAGACCATGCCAATACCTTATCATGGCTTGATTTCGTAGGTTTTGAGATTCTTGATCCACCAGTTATGATAAATGGTTTTGCAGTTTTACGATTTGTACGTTGCAAAGGCGAAGAAATTTTGGTAAACAAAGAATATAGCCCAGTTGTTAGCTGATAGCCCTTACGGATAACTAGATGATGCTAAGATGGATAACTAGATAAAATGTAACATTAACTTTTTTGAGGAGAACTATAATGGCTAATACAATAGACACAGCCTTTATTACGCAGTTCGAGACAGAAGTTCATTTAGCTTATCAAAGAATGGGTAGTAAATTAAGAAATACTGTCCGTACTGTAGCTAATGTGAGTGGAAGTACAGCACGATTTCAAAAGATCGGTACTGGAACTGCATCAACTAAATCCAGAAATGGACAAGTAACACCAATGGAATTGGCACACACCACAGTAGATGTGAGTATGTCTGACTTCTATGCTGCTGAATTTATCGATAAGTTAGATGAATTAAAGACCAACATAGATGAGAGACAAGCTGTTGCAACAAGTGCTGCGGCTGCTCTTGGTCGAAAGACTGACGAGATCTTATATACTGCTATGGACTCAGGTGCTAATAGTTCAGCATTGCATGACACAAGTTCTGCAGTTGAAAAGGCAGACTTACTAAGTGCGTTTGAAACCTTTGGTACAAATAACATACCTGAAGATGGTGGCAGATATATTGCTATGCACCCAAAGGGATATGCTGACTTATTTTTAATTACTGAGTTTGCATCATCTGACTTTGTTGGTGAGCAAAACTTACCATTCGCAGGTGGCATGAGTATGAAAGAGTTCTTAGGATTTAAGATATTCTCTACTGCTGCAATTACTGCAGGTAAGAATATGGTCTATCATACAAGTGCAGTAGGATTAGGTATTGGTGCTGACGTAAGTACAGAACTAAATTATATACCTGAGAAAGTATCTCACTTAGCAACCTCAATGATGTCTATGGGTGCTGTTGTTATTGATAACAATGGTGTCTATGAACTTCTTGATAACAATTAATAGGAGGATCAAATGGCTTACGCAGCAAGTGGACTTCATAAAATGGCAGGTGCTAGTGGTGTTCAACTCTTTATCTACCAAACAGCAGATGCTATTGCGACTGTAAATACTGCAGGGTATTTTAATGATGCAGCAGGTATGCTGAATATTAGAGATCTCATTATAGTGATGGATACTAATACACCAACAACAAGTTTTGTTTCAGTTTTATCTAATACTGGATCAGTGGTTGACGTTTCAGACGGAACTGCTGTAGCAGAAACAGACTCAGACTAAAGGGAGGGGGAGCAATCCCCCTTATCTTACATGGCAAGTACTGTAGCAAATTCAGCAATTGATATAGCATCTAGGGCATTAGTTCTTATAGGTGCAGAACCAATTACATCTTTTGACTCATCTAGTACTGAAGCATTGGTAGCAAGTAATATGTATGAAGATACTGTTCGTGCTACATTGGCTACAGCAAGATGGAGGTTTGCATCAGAACAAGCTGTACTAAATCAACTTACAGATAAACCCACTGGTAGATTTGATATTGCTCATCAACTACCAAGTGATCTTCTTGTTCTTCATGGTGTAACTATCAGTGATAGATTAATAGAATATACTGTGTATGGTGACAAAGTATTTAGTGATTCAACTACTGCTGACACTTTGATAGCAGACTATACATTCAGAGCAGAAGAAGTAAACTTCCCAAGTTATTTTTCATTAGCATTGCAATACTCATTGGCATCTATCTTTGCAACATCTATAGCAAGAGATGATAGGCTTATGCAGTTAATGGAAACAAAAGCAAATATGTTAATGGCAAAAGCTAGAAACTTAGATGCACAACAACAGACAACAAGAAAACTATCAACTTCAAGATTCATTACAAATAGGAGAAGTTAAATGGCAAGAGTAAGAGTGCCATTAAATAACTTTCAGTTTGGAGAAGTTAGTCCTGCACTTACATCAAGAACAGATACTAAAGTATATACTAATGCTGCAGAGCAAGTAAGAAACTTTTTTATTAGATCAGAGGGTGGTCTAAAGAAAAGAACTGGCACAAAAAGACTTGCTAACTTTGGAAGCAACCCATCATTTACAGCAACAGCAAGTCTTAGACAGAGTGTTCGAATAGAACCATTTATATTTTCAGATGATGAAAAATATATAATAGCCTTTAGTAATACACGAATAGAGATCTTTCAGATAAATCCCAGTACTGGTGCAGTGGCATCTGTTCAGGCAATTACCAGTCAATCATGGTTAGTGAATACAACATCAGCATCTTATCTTGAAGAGATTACCTTTGCACAACAAGGCGATCTAATGTTTATATGTCACAATACATTTCAGACTAGAATATTAGAACGTACTGGTCTTACAACTTTTGCAGTATCTACATTTAACTTTGATACATCACGAGATGATGAAGATATATTCCAACCATACTTTAGTTTTCAACCATTAGGTATGACTATGAGTTGTAATGCAACTACTGGAACAAGTAAGACCCTTACTGCTAGTGCTGATTACTTTGTGTCAGGTCATGTTGGTGTAGATCTTTTGATAGGTGAAACTCGTTGTCGTATTACTGCAGTAGCTAGTGCAACATCTGCTACAGTAGATATAGCAGGTACATTAAGACAGCAGTTAGAAATAGATAGTATAAAAACATTTGAAGGTAGTGGTACAGTAAGAGTTACCAAAGCCTTACATGGTTTAGCAACCAGTGCATCTATAACAATAGAAAGATCAGGTGCAGTTGGTGGTATTGCTAATAGTAATATCAATGGAAGCAGAACTATAACTGCTGTTCCTGATGAAAATACATTTGAATTTACTGCAGGTGGCAGTGCTACTGCTACATCTAGTGCCATTGGTGGAGGTAGTCCTCGTATTGTTACTGGTGCAGCTACTACTGAGTTTAGTGAAATGAGTTACTCACCCTTGAGAGGATATCCTGCGGCAGTTACATTTCATCAAAATAGATTATGGTTTGGTGGTACACTGGCACAACCTGATGGTATATGGGGTAGTAAGTCAGGACAGTTCTTTAACTTTGATGTAGGAGATGCAAGTGATAATGATGCTCTTGATCTTACTGCAAACGTAGGTGAGATATTTTCTATCAGACATTTGGTATCAAACAGAGATTTACAAGTCTTTACTACTGGTGCTGAGTTATTTGTTCAAGCACCAACTGATAAACCAGTGACACCTGCTAACGCACAGATACGCAGACAAACTCCTTATGGTGCATCATTTGTAAAACCTACAGTGTTTGATGGTGCGACTTTGTTTATACAGAAAACTGGTAGTGCATTGAGAGAGTTTCTATTTACAGACTCAGAGGCAGCATATACATCTGTGGCTGTATCAGGTCTTGCACCTCATTTAATATTAGATCCAGTACAGATGACATCAATCAAAGGTGCATTGAATAGAAGTGAGTCATATGCTTTTCTTATAAATAATGATGGCACTATAGCTGTATTCTATTCTGTTAGAGGAGATCAAAAAGCAGGGTGGACATTGTGGGATACACAAGGAACATGGCATAGTATATGTGCAGTGCATGAAAGATTGTTTGTAGTTTGTGCTAGAGATGATGGATCAGGTACTACCAAGTTGTTTCTTGAGGAGTTCCAAACAGATATGCCTATGGATTTCTGTGATACATTTAGTGGGAGCAGTAGTGCCTTTGGTAGTTTGGGGTCACACTTTGCCAATGATGCAGTCGTAAAGGCTACAAATGGTAATGACTTTCTTGGATCATTTACTGTATCAGGTGCAGCAATAGATGCTAGTGCAGTAAAGAGTGGATTGTCTCAGGCATTTATTGGATATTCTTTTACACCTACACTTAAGACTTTACCTATAGATGCAAGTATACAAGGTGGTCCTTTGACTGGTGAGCCTAGACAAATACCTAAAGTCGTATTAGATTTGTTCTCAACATTAGCAGTTAGTGTTCAAGGCCCAAGTACAACATCAACAACAAGAGACTTGGTTATCAGGAATACTACAGATACAGTGTCAGGTGGCTTGATGGAAAGGTCTGCTGTTACTGGCAAAGAGGAGTTTAGGTTATTGGGATATAGTCGTGATCCAAGAGTTATAGTATCACAGTCTTTTCCTTTGGATTTACAGATTAACGGAATGATAGTAGAGGTGGCATTTTGATAGAACTAGCAATAGCATCAGCATTTGTTTCAGCAATGGGATATCAACAAGCAGGTAAAGCAGCTAAGATGGAAGGTGCTTTAACTGCTCGTAATATAAAGACTCAAGGCAAAATAAGAAAATTACAAGCCTTACAAGAACATAATGATATTATGGCAAACTTAAAATCATTTAAAGATCAAAATGCTGCATTAGCAGGAACTACTGGTAGAGCCGAAGATAGATCATATAAGGCATTAATAAAGAAAGCTGAAGAAGATAATAAAACATTAGCACAAAGATCAAACTATCAAAATCTTGCAGAGCAAAGCAAGTATTCTCAACAAGCAGTTATGGCAGTTACAAAAGCCAACAATATATCTAGGGCATATAGATATAAAGCATTTGGCACAATACTGAGTGCAGGATACAAAGCAAGTACTATGACTGGTGGTGGTATGGGTACAAGTAGAAGTGGAACTTATACATAATGGCAGAGTTTATTAGATCAAAACCTACTACATTTAGAAATAAACCAGTTGGTGTTGTTCGTGCTGACACTGGTGCAATTCAATTAGGCAATGCAGTTGCAGAATTAGGTAACTCTATGCAAAAAGTTTTTTGGGAAGAAGCTAGACAAGATGCTATAAAAGATGATGTGCAAAGAGCAAAGACATTAGCTGTTGCTGATAATGGTAAAGTTATATTTGAAAAAGCAAACTTTACGCAGGTAGGTACACCTTATGCAGAAAAAATATTAGCTCAAAGATATAGTGATGCTATTGGACTTATGGCTAAAGGTGAGTTTGCAAAGTTACAAAGTGAAAACAGATATGATAAAGATACATTTGATACACAAGCAAATGGGTATATAGAAGCTCATGTAAAAAGTTTTAAAGATAATGGCATGGAACAATACATACCTGACTTTATAACTAAGATTACAAATCAAAAAGTTCTTCATTCTAATAAAATATTAAATGACACTATTGCAAGAGATGAAAGAGTTGCAGCACAAAATACATTATTGACCACTAGAGATAATATAAATTCACTAGCAACCCTTACATATACAAAAGGAAACCTTGAAAAGAGTGATATAGAAGTAGAAGGTCCTGAAGTATTTACTCAAATAGATACAGATATAAATGAAACTGTTAATGAAATAACAGATAATATTAATAGTCTTGTGCAAGATGGACATATCAAAGCACCTGCTGCTGCTGATTTATTTTCAGAACTAAGAAGAAGTCAGGCACTTGGAACTGTGAGACAAGTAGTTGATCGACTTGGTGAAAATGGTACTGCTATAAAAGGCATTGAACAGCTTATGCAAAGTAAGTATCCATCACAAAAACTTATTAATACAATTATAGAAATATCAGATGGTGCTGTTACTATAGATGATTTACAAAAAGTATTTGATCTTAAGAACAATTTAAATCTCTCAAGAACTGATATGGGCATTATTACTCGTGAAATTAGTAATAGATCAGGTGATGCAGATAAACTAATGACTGCAATGGGAGATGATTATGCTACATCAAACTTTGCTAATTTATTAAATGGATCTGCAACATCACCTACTATTTTACAGAATAATGATAAAACAAGAGATGGTTTAAATGCAGGTTTAAGCAAAGAGTTAGGCACAAAAATTACATCTATGAACTTATTAACTATGCCACAAGAGCAATATGATATGGCATTACGAATGGTAAGAACACAACCTGTTGTACCTACATCAATGCACGAATTATTTAAACACCCTGATATAACAACATTAACTGCTTTGGAAGGTGCTACACGATCACAAAAAACACAGTATCTTAATAGGGTATTAGATATGTGGAAAAATACTGCATATACAAAAGATGGTCGATCAAAGTTAAAAGGATATGATGATGAATACTTTAAGTTTATTGCTATTGATGCAGTAGCTAGGGCTAATGGTGGTGACATAGTTGATGCTTTTAATTATTTTTCTAGGATACCTGCTACTGAAAAAGATATTAATGAAAATATAAAACTTGTTGTTCAAGAGTTTTTACCTGAAGCTACCACTACTTCTGTTGATAAAAGTCTTGAATCTGTATTAGCCAAGACAGATGTAAAGGCACAACATTGGAATCAAATGAAGCCTTATGTCCAAAAACTATTAGTATTTAAGAGATTAAAAGGTATTGGCAATGAAAAAATGGCAGAGTTTAATCTTGAGAATATGATTGATGTAATCAATGGCACTTATGATAAGTTATATATTGAAGATGAAACTATTTATGATGTGCAAAATCTAGGACTAAACGATCAAAGAACTAGATTTTCACCACAAAGAAAATATGTAGATGGCAACTATGATAAGTTTAAATTGTATGTAAACAATATGGTTGCTGAAACAACAAAGGTAGATGGTATTTTAGGATCAGAGTATTTTCTTTTGCCTGATTATAGAAATTCACAGTTTGGAGATCAAGCATACACAATAGTAAATGCAAATGGTATTCCAATATTAAATAATGAAGGTGTTGAAATATATTTTAACACTAAAGAATTTGATAAACAGTTGAGTTATGATGCAGAAGAAGCAAGAAAAAGAAGTATAAATCAAGTTTATAATTCAAGACTTTCTAAATTAAATGCAAAAGTGCCACCATCAGATCTCTCTTTATGGAAACCAAATGTCCAAAATATAAAGTTTGCTGACTTTATTGGTAATGATAAAAGAGATCCTACTTATAACTCAACATTTAAATCAATAAAAAATCTTGAAACACCTATTATTTCAGGTGACTATGAATTAGCATCTGGAACTTTTAAATCAAAGTCACAACAAGAGTTTGAGGACTATGATAAATTTGGTGTAAGACAACAAGCAGGTACAAATAATCGTGTAGTTGATATACTGCAAAAGGGTACACTTAAAGAAGATGGCACAAGAGATAAATCATTTTCAGAATATGTTAATGGATTAGAAGATAGTTATATTGAAAAAAAGATAGCAGGTAAAGGATTTGAAAATCCATCTTGGCAATTAATAACTCGTGCCGAAACAATGAAAGAAGGTATGTTAGATGCATTAAGAGATATAAAAAGTTCTTTATTAACTCCTGATGTAGCTGTTGAAATACAAGATAACTTAATAGATATAGTAAACTATACTTCAGAAAAAGAAGATTTTAAAGTTGCACCATATATAGATGCTAACACATTATCTATTGGTAGAGGTTTTAATATACAATATCTTACCGATCAAGATTATGAAAAGATGTCAGATAATTTAGCATCAATGTTAAAACCACTTCAAGCATGGCTTAACTCAACACCCAAACGAACTACTGCACAACTTGTAGAAAAGATGAATGAGTTTAAAAGAAACTTAGGCGGATCAGAGGGCATGAAACAACAAGTAGCTGATTTAATTTATACAGATAAAATAAAAAAAATATATGAACAGTATAGTACTGAGTTTACAAATTTTGGAGAATTAGCTGTTGATAGACAAAAAGCTTTAATTGATTTTTCATATCAGTTTGGACATGACAGATTAAAGAGAGACTTTCCAAGTATTATGAATCTATAACAAAAGCCATACTTACAGAAGATCCTGATTTAAGATCGTATTATTTTAGACAAGCAGGATTTCATCAAGCATATAATTATGGTGAGTTTGGTAATACAAAAACATTAATACATAATCAAACAAGAAGCAGAGTTGGAGATAGAACTGGATTATTAGGGTTTTCTATAAGAGATGGTAGTAACTTTATGGATCAGGAGTACAATTAATGAGATTAGAATATACTGGTACAAAACCACAAGGTTTTAATCCTACTGGTGATCTTGCTACTCTTGTTGAGCCATTACATTCTATTTATCCTGATAGTGAGGGTAGAGTTGATCCAACATTTTTTGAAGGATTTAAAGCTAATTTTAAATATCAATGGTTGCCTATAACAAATTCTACTGCAGAATATTTTAATTTTATAGATACACCATATGATGAATCTTTTGATTGGCTTGGTGAAATACAAAAGAATGAAGATTATTTTTTTGCTGATGAATTATCAAGAGCCAAAAACATGGAGCATTATCAATACATTAAAAATGATTTAATGGCTATGCAACAGAATCGTGAGGTGTTTCAACGATCAGGTATAGGTGCAACATTAGTGGCAGGTGTTGTTGATCCATTAAATATTGCTTTCTTCCACCCAGTTTTTAATACTGGGATAAGAGCAGCATGGGCAGCTAAGTCTGCTTTTGGTGTGGCAAAGGAATCAGGCAAGATAGGTTTTTTGTTTGGTATGGGGAGTGAAGCATTACGAGCGCCTTTTGATCCATTTAACACATATGCTGAATCAGTAACAAACATTGCAGGTAATACAGTATTTGCAGGATTGCTTGGTGGTGGTGCAAGAGGAGTTACAAATAAATTTAGTAATATAGTAGCTAATCATAAAGCTAAAAAGAATCCTGATGCTAAAATAGGTAATAATAATTATAATTTAAAACAAACTATTATAGATGGTTTGAGTCAAGGTAAGCAGTTTCCTGATTATGTTTTTCATAGAACAACTAGAAATGTAAATATTAATAAGCAAGGTTTAACTTCAGGAGGTGTGCAAGGTAATAATCCTATAGAAGATATGGGTTATGGTGATGTTGTTTATGTTTTTAAAAGAGAGGACTTTCCGTTTGATAAAGGCTTTGATGGTGCTGATGTTGCTTTTATAAAAGAGGGATACACACCTGCTAAACCAGTTACAGCTTTTCATATAGACGAAATTGTAGATTCACAAGGTAGATACAAACAAGGTGGATCACGAACAGATGAACTGGGAGATGATCGAGTTCAAGAAGAAGCATATAGGAAAGCAATAGGACAGAGCAAAGAACAATATTATGGTGCTGAAGTTTTAAAAGCAGAAAGACAGAACTTTGAAGAACAAGTAAAGTTATTAGATAAAGACTTTAGAATGAATCAAAAGTTTGATGTGCCACTTGATAAAGAGCCAGTAATGAAAGGTTCTTCATTAAAAGAATTAACTATAGATAAACTTAGTTTTTTAAACAAGTTGATTCCATCAAGACGTTTGCACTTTGGTAAATATGATGGTCAGGAAGCACCTGCAAGTGTTAGAGATATTAATATGCAGATTGCTTTTAATGGTGCAGTAGGTATGAAAGGTAGACCAGTACAATCTATAGATGTTATGCAACAAGTATATAATGCTAAAGGTTTAGAGGTTGAGCAATTTATTGACAATCTTTATATGCAACAGTTTTACAAAACACAAGGTACTGGCAAGATTGCAGGTGTAGATTATATATCTCCATATCAGTTTGCACAAGACAAGTTAGGTAAACAATTACAAACTAAATATTATAATGATGCTACACAAGATTACTTTAAAGCTATGCCATCTAAAGAAGAATTTAGAGCTGAAATAGTTGAATTACAAATATTGAATGGTAATCCATCTTGGAATAAATCTTATTTTGCAAACCTGCCTGAATATAAGAGACAAGGCATGGAACGTATATCTAAATTTTATAGAGACTTTGATGAGTTGGCACAAGATGTAGGAGTATTTCATACACCTGAAAGTGTAAAGACTGCACAAATAAAACTACAAGATCGTATTGATGAACTTGGTGAAAAGATTAAATCTGAAAGAGATCCTGCCTCTAAAGAAATATTTAGATTGAGTATGAAACAACTTTTGGAAAAAAAATCTTTCTATGATGGCTATCAACAAACTCGTAATAATTATAAGTGGGCAATCTATTATGACAAGATGATGCTTATGAATGATCCTGAACAACAAAAAAAATTGGCAGGTGTGTTTGCCGATCATTATTTAGGTCAAGGTTTTATTACTAGATGGACTGGAACAAGTAATGAAAGACTACCAATAACAAGTTTGGAACAAGCACAAAAAGCTGCAGATGAAGATGTGTCACACATTCTTTCTATGGGTGATGATCCTATGGGATATAGTACACCACTTGGTATTGGTAAAGGTAAACATATAATGATGAGAACTACCAATATACCTGAGTGGAAAGTAAAAGATTTTATTGTAAAAGATCTTGGTGTTTTATCTCAATATGCAAAGAACATGGGGTTTAGAATTGAATATGCTCGAAAGTTTGGTGATGATACTATTGATTATATAATGGATATGCTTGAAGCAGAAATGCAATCTTCAAAAAAATATACGCAACGAGCAATAGCAAATATAAAGTCTGATCTTTTAGCTGATTATGAAAGAGTGGCAGGTCAAATGACTAGAGAACCTAACAGATGGGATACAAAGTTTGCTCGTATATCTAAAAAGTTTTCAGGTGTTACCTATCTTACTGGTGCAGGTATTACTGCAGTAACAGAAACAGTGGCAATGCCTATACTTGAGCATGGATTTGGCAATGTTATTAAAGGTGTATTTAGAAGTCTTGATGGTAATTTTGATAAGATGAGACTAAATGCAAAACAAGTGTTGCATACTGGTGAAAGTTTGGAAATGGCTAGACCTATTGCTCAAGACAAATATCTTGGTGAAATGACACGACCATTGCAAATGGGGAAGATAGAAAAAGGTGCAGAGGCAATGGAAAACCTTTTTTATAAATTTAACTTTTTATCTATTGTTACAACGTTGGGAAAACGAGTTGATTCTGCTGTAAGAATACCAAAGTTTTACGATCAAATAAAAAATTATGATAGTCTTGATAGATTTGATATTGATGAACTTGAGAGATATGGAATAACAAGGGATCTTGCAAAAAGATTATATGAAAATGGTGCTTGGCAGTTTACTGATTCTGATACCCCTTTGTTAAATATACAAGGGTGGTCTACGAAAACTAAAGCTGATAGAGAGCTTAGATCACAAATGGAAACATATCTTAATAATGGTGCAAGAAATACTATTATGCACGCAACAGCATTTGATAGACCAACAATGGCAGATGGATTTGTATTTAAAAAGTGGAAACCATACATGGCAAAAATGGGAATACAACCTGATCCACGAGCATCTGTAGGTAAATTAGCAGATGGCACATATCGTTATCCTATTGCTAGAATTGAGTCAGGTGTAATGGCTTTTCCTTTTCAATTTTATAATTTTTCGTTTGCTGCAAATCAAAGGATATTAAGACCTATGTTTGATCCTAATAAAAAACATAGATTAGCAGGTGCTATTGCTCTTATGGGTATGTCATACTTAGTACTAGCCACAAGAAAACCTGATTGGTGGTTTAAGGATAAAGATTATTCAGAATTATTTATGCAAGTAGCCGATAGATCAGGAATAGCAGGTTTATATTCTGAAATTGCTTATAGAGGAATAGAAGCATCTGCTGCATTTGGGTTGCATAATCCTGATAATACATGGTTAAAAGGTAGATACAATGCTACTGGTTGGGATTCTGCATTTGGAATGTTAGGTGCTACACCAAACATGTATAGAGAATGGGTTGATGGTGCTAACGATCTTCTTAATGATAGAACAGAAGAAGGATTAAAAACATTATCATATAATGCACCAATATTAGGTTTGTTAGGATTAGATGATGATTTGCGATCTATTGCAGGTGGTAGAAATAGATAGACATTTGAAACAAAAACTAGTAAAGGTAAAAGCATGACTATAGCATTAAGTGCAAATACTCCACGAGTGAGTTACACAGTTAATCAGGGTGCGAGTCAAACCTCATTTGCTGTACCATTCGTATTTTTTACTGCATCAACAGATCTCAATGTTTTTGTTGACAATGTTGCACGGACATTTGATGCCAGTACATCAAACACATCTCTATATACTGTGAGTGGTGGCAGTGGTTCTACTGGAACTGTAACAACTTCTGTTACTGGTGCTACTGGTGGCAGTACTGTTGTCATCACAAGAGCAGTGCCATTGTCTCGTACCACAGACTTTCCAAGTTCAGGTGCATTTGAGATATCAAAACTAAATACAGAGTTAGATACTGTTACTGCTATTCAGTCTGATTTCAATGATTCTGCATCAAGAGCAATAAGATTACAAGATTCTGACAGTGCAGTATCTATGGAGTTACCATTACTGGCTAGTCGTAAAGGCACAGTTCTAGGATTTAATGCAAGTACTGGTGCTGCAGAGGCAGGACCTACAATTACTGCAGTGCAGTCTTTATCGGCAGTCACAGCATCTATTGCTTTATTAGGTACTTCTGCTGTTGTTGAGGACATGGGTTTACTTGCCACATCTGCGGTCATAGAAGATATGGGGATATTAGCTACGTCTGCTAACGTAACAGCTATGGGATTACTAGGAACTAGTGCTGTTGTAGCTGATATGGCTTTGTTAGGAACTTCTGATGTTGTGGCAGACATGGCATTGTTAGCTACTTCTGATGTAATAGCTGATATGAATACATTAGCAACAAGTGATATAATTACTGATCTTAATACACTAGCTACCAGTGACATTGTTACTGATATGAATCTATTGGCAACTAGTGATAATGTTACAGCAATGGGTTTACTTGGAACGTCAGGTAATGTTACGGCAATGGGTTTACTTGGAACAAGTGCTGTTGTTGAGGATTTAGGATTACTAGCTACAAGTACTGTCATTGAGGACATGGGAATACTAGCAACAAGTGCCAATGTAACTGCAATGGGATTGTTAGGTACAAGTGATGTTGTTACTGATATGGGATTGTTAGGTACGTCTGCAGTTGTAGAAGATATGGGTTTGTTAGGAACAAGTGCTAACGTAACAAACATGGCAACATTGGGTGCAAGTGGTGTTGTTGCAAACATAGCCACAGTAGCAGGTGCAAATTCTAACATATCAACTGTTGCAGGCTCAATATCTAATGTGAATACAGTAGCAAGTAACATAGCAACAATTTCATCTAAGGCATCTTTAGATGATGCAACTGCCTTAGCAATAGCTTTAGGATAAGGAGTAAAATATGGCAAACACATTCAAGGTAGTATCACATGATGTTATGCCTGCAACTGCAGGAACACCTGAGGATTTATATACTACACCAAGTAGTCCAAGTACAACGACTGTGGTACTGGGATTAATAATAGCGAATGTTCATACAAGCCAAGTAACAGCTAGTGTAAAGCTAGTATCTGATACAAGTGGTGGTGGTAGAACAGCTACGAATACAACGACATTCTTACTGAAAGATGCACCAATACCAGTTGGAGGTTCACTAGAGATATTATCTGGTAACAAAGTTGTGTTAGAAACTACAGATAAACTACAGATAGATTGTTCTGTGGCTGACAAGGTATCAATTACACTAAGCATAATGGAGATTACATAATGCCTTATGTTGGACAAACCATAACAGATGTATTTCCAACG